ACAGGGGAGATTGTAACAAGCAAATTAACACCAGAATATATAACAATGTCTAGAAATCCTGCGATAGCAAAAGAGTATTTTTACGACTTTATGCAAGAAATTGCAAATAATGATAGTATTTTACTATCAAGAAAAGGTACAGTATATGAAACGAAGCCACCAAGGTATTTCGACAAACAATTAGAAAAGCAAGACCCTACCGCGCTAGAACTTATCAAGACCGCTCGCCTGAGAAGGCAACGAGCAAACAAAGCCGATAACACACCAGAACGGTGTGAAATAAAGGCACAACTTAAACAATTAAAAATGTCCGAGGTTACTCGCGACTTTGAGGATTATCACGAATGAATGTAAACATCTATGCAGTATACGATACAAAAGCCGAAGCGTTTGGCGCACCATTTACATTACAAGCAGACGGCATCGCAGTACGTAGCTTTATACAAGCATGTGAAAACCCAGAAAGCGAATTCAATCGCTATCCAAACGACTTTACGCTATATCAAATCGGCACTTATGACGATAGCAATGCGTTCATTGCAACAAACAAACCAGAAGAGCTAATCACAGCCGCTCAGGCACTCAAAAAGGATAAATCTAATGAAAAGTAATATGATTAATCATTCATTCAGCAGACAACCATCTGTGGATATACAACGGTCTAAATTTGACCGTTCTCATGGTCTTAAAACAACAATGGACGCTGACAAATTAGTTCCTATATTAGTAGATGAGGTGCTCCCCGGTGACACGCACACACTACGAGCAAACTTCTTTGGACGTTTAGCAACTCCAATTAATCCAATTATGGATAATCTTAAATTAACTACGCATTACTTCTTTGTACCAATGCGCTTAGTTTGGGATAATGCAGAGAAATTCTTTGGACAACAAGACGACCCAGATGATTCTACAGATTACATAATCCCCGCAAGAAATTTAGGGTCATCATCTGCCACAACAGGCTCTATAAGCGATTATTTTGGATTACCTCTTATATCAGGTGTTACGCCTAATATATTGCCATTCAGAGCAATGTCGTTAATATTTGACGAATGGTACAGAGACCAAAATTTACAAAATAGTGCCAAAATCATAAAAGATGATACAAGCGGGATTCATTCAAACGTAACAGATTACCCATTAAACACCTTATTTACACGTGGAAAACGGCACGATTATTTTACCTCGGCTTTGCCGTGGGCTCAAAAAGGCGACCCAGTGCAAGTTCCTTTAGGAGATAGAGCACCAATATTTACAGATGTAACTTTGGCAGGTACTGATGTACAAGTCTTGGATACAACAGGTGTAAAAAGAAAATTAACCGCTAACCTAGCTCAAGTTGAATTAGGCGGTTCAGGATTAACTGGACAAGCTGATTTATATGCTGATTTAGAAACAGCAACATCAGCTAGTATCAACCAATGGCGACAAGCATTTCAAATTCAAAAATTCTTAGAACGTGATGCGCGAGGCGGCACCAGATACATCGAAAAGATCAAGAGCCACTTCGGCGTAACTAACCCAGACTTTAGACTTCAACGACCAGAATATTTAGGCGGCGACAATGCAGACATTAATGTCCACCCTGTTAGTCAAACAAGTTCAACAGATGGAACAACACCTCAAGGCAATTTGTCAGGCTTTGGAACAGTATCAAGTAACGGAAAAGGATTCACAAAGTCATTTACAGAGCATGGCTACATTATTGGACTTGCTAGCGTTACCGCAGACCTCACATACCAACAAGGGCTTGACAAACTATGGACTAGACGAACTCAATACGACCATTACTTTCCTTCGTTTGCGCACCTTGGTGAACAAGCAATATTGTCAAAAGAACTCTACTACGATGGCACACAAGCAGATGACAACATATTTGGATATCAAGAACGATTCGCAGAATATCGCTACAAGCGAAGTCAAATTACGGGATTATTCCGAAGCACTGCGGCTGCTAGTTTAGACGCTTGGCACCTTAGTCAAGAATTTGCATCACGACCAGTTCTAGGTTCTGATTTCATAGAGTCAAATACACCAGTCGATAGGGTGATAGCAGTACCAAGCGAACCACATCTTATTTTAGATTGTTGGTTTGATTATAAGTCTGTAAGACCTATGCCCGTACAAGCTCCACCCGGCATGATTGACCACTTTTAAGGATAAATTATGGAACCAGCAACAGGTGCACTAATAGGCGGCGGTATATCCGCCCTAGGGTCTATACTTGGTCAGTCATCAGCAAACAAGACTAATATCAAGTTAGCCAGAGAAAATAGACAATTCCAAGAACGAATGTCTAGTACAGCTTATCAGCGGTCAGCGAAAGATTTAGAGAAAGCAGGGCTTAATAGAATACTAGCATTAGGTTCACCTTCATCAACCCCTGCGGGAGCTATGGCTCAAGTTAAATCTACTACTGAACAGGCAAGCGCAACAGCCGCAGCAATGGCAAGAAACGTCGCCGAAATTAATAATATTGACGCAAAGACGGAACTTACCAAAGCTCAACGAAACATCATTGCTCCTGCGGAAACTATCAGCGAAAACTTAGAAAAAGCCTTAACCTTTGGAGAAAAATCAGCAGGTAGAGTCTTAGAAAAAGTCAAAACTTCTGCTAATAAAGCAGGTAATTCAATGGATGGTTTAGCAGAAAAAGTACTTGGAACAGGTAACTTCAAAGCGCAAAAGCAAACCATAGAAAATCAAGGCGTATCTCAACCAAAGATGCAGAGATACAAAACAGTCAAAACAGATAACGAAGGTCGATACGTAATAGCGCAAGGCAAAAAGCGTTATTTATCACCTGAACAACTTAAAAAATACCTCAAAACGGGAATGCTACCATGACTACTAAAATACAATTTAGAACACCATTCACACCACGCGTAAGCGTATCAATAGACTTTTCAAAGTCTAAAAATCACACGCGTAGCGAACAAGCTCCTGCAACCGATATCAATAATATCGTAAAAAAATACTACAAAACTGGAGTCATTGACTATGTAGTCAAAAACGAACCTCAGTTTGGAGACTTCACAGGAATAGATTTCGAAGAAATCCAAAATAAGGTAGCCCAAGGCAACCAATTATTTGAATCATTGCCCGCGCATGTGCGGCAAGAATTCAATAACAACCCTGCTGAATTCATAGAATTCATACAGGTAAAAGACAATATCGAAGATATGCGTGATGGTGAAATCGACGGCGAACAAAAAACGCCGCAAGACCCACCAGAAACGCAACCAGTCGAACCAAAAGTAACCGAGTAAAGCGAGGTGGGCACAGTACCCACTTGATGTAACTGTGCCCACTGACACCTTTCAGGTTCAGTCACTAAAAAAAAGGCTAAAAAAATGCATGCAGTATTAGATATAGTAACTCTAGGATTAACATATTATATCCGTAGTCAAGTCAACAAAGCATTAATTAGACAAACACAGATTTTTCAACTAGAGTTGGAAAAGCAAAACCTAACAAAACAGGATAAAACATCATGAGACGTTCAAAAATGCCAATTAAAAAAAGTAAAAAAATGTTTAGCAAAACAGCAAATAAAACACACAGATTCAACGGTCAGAATAAAGCCGTAATGAATCGTGGTGGAATCAGAATGTAATGGCGTGCACATCACCCCTAAAAGGATGGTGTGCACCAAACGGGGGTATTACCTTTGCAAAAAAAGATAGCCACACCAAAATTGAGATGCAAGTCCCTTGTGGACAATGCACTCCATGTAGATTAGCGAGGTCTAGAGAATGGGCGAGCAGATTAGTCAAAGAAGCTATGTATTGGCGACCAGAGGAAACGAGCTTCATAACACTAACCTATGCACCCGAGTATCTACCAAAAGACGAAAGCATAAACGTAGTCCACTTTCAAAAATTTATGAAACGACTACGCAAACACTTTACAGGTCAAAAAATTAAATACTTCCATTGTGGCGAATACGGCACGGAATGTAAAAACTGTAAAAAAAGTAAATTCGCATGTGAATGCGGAAATTACATCCAAGGTCTAGGTCGCCCTCATTACCACGCAATAATTTATGGCGTAGACTGGGACGACAAACAACCTTGGAAAACAACAAAAGCAGGTAGCACGATCTACCGTTCCCCAACCCTTGAAAAACTATGGGTTATGGGGCACAGCTCTATAGGAGACTTGACGTTTGAGTCATGTGCATACGTAAGTAGATACATCATGAAAAAAATAAACGGAAAGCAAGAACAAGAAGGACACTATATAAAAGAGCTTTCAATAAACCACGAAACAGGGGAGATTGTAACAAGCAAATTAACACCAGAATATATAACAATGTCTAGAAATCCTGCGATAGCAAAAGAGTACTTTTACGACTATATGCAAGAAATTGCAAATAATGATAGTATTTTACTATCAAGAAAAGGTACAGTATATGAAACGAAGCCACCAAGGTATTTCGACAAACAGTTAGAAAAGCAAGACCCTAACGCGCTAGAACATATCAAGACCGCTCGCCTGAGAAGGCAACGAGCAAACAAAGCCGATAATACACCAGAACGGTGTGAGATAAAGGCACAACTTAAACAATTAAAAATGTCCGAGGTGACTCGCGACTTTGAGGATTATCACGAATGAATGTAAATATCTATGCAGTATACGACACTAAAGCCGAAGCCTTTGGAGCACCATTCACACTACAAGCAGACGGTATAGCAGTCCGCAGTTTTATCCAAGCATGTGAAAACCCAGAAAGCGAATTTAATCGCTATCCAAACGACTTTACGCTATATCAAATTGGCACTTATGACGATAGCAACGCGTTTATCGCAACAAACAAACCAGAAGAACTAATTACAGCAGCGCAAGCACTCAAAAAGGAAAAATCTAATGAAAAGTAATATGATTAACCATTCATTTAGCAGACAACCATCGGTGGATATACAACGGTCTAAATTTGACCGTTCCCATGGTTTGAAAACCACCCTAGATGCAGACGTATTAGTTCCCATATTGGTAGATGAGGTGCTTCCCGGTGACACGCACACACTACGAGCAAACTTCTTTGGACGTTTAGCAACTCCAATTAATCCAATAATGGATAACCTAAAATTAACTACGCATTATTTCTTCGTACCTATGCGCCTAGTTTGGGAAAACACAGAACGATTTTTCGGTCAACAAGATGATCCAGATTCATCTACAGACTTCATCATACCGTCGTCTAATTTAACGACTTTAACATCAGGATTAGGCACACTTCCAGATTACTTTGGTATTCCAAATGCGGCACTAAACGTAAATACGTTACCTTTGAGAGCCTATCATTTAATATGGGATTCTTGGTACCGAGACCAAAATCTTCAAGAAAGCGCAAAAATTGTAAAAGACGATACTGGCGCAGTTATTTCAAATTCTACTTACCTTTGGTATCAATTACATAAACGTGGCAAAAGGCACGATTATTTTACTTCCGCTTTACCGTGGGCGCAAAAAGGAGATCCAGTTCAAGTACCATTAGGCGATAGAGCACAAATATTTACAGACGTAACACTAAGCGGCTCAGACTTACAAGTATTAGATGCAACAGGCGTTAAACGTAAGTTAACTGCAAACTTAGCTCAAGTAGAGCTAGGCGGTTCAGGACTAACAGGTCAAGCAGACCTATACGCCGACCTAGAAACAGCTACATCAGCTAGCATAAATCAATGGCGACAAGCATTTCAAATACAAAAATTTCTAGAACGTGATGCTAGAGGCGGCACCAGAT